AAGCGTATCAAAATGGTCTGATCAATATTAAGTACGATCCATCAACTAATCGTGTCTTATTCTTTAATAATGACAATAGTGGGGCTACTGGTAGAGCCTTAGATACCCGAGAGCCTAAGTGGTTGACCTACGGCGAGATGAACACTGCGGTGATCGTAGGTAGTAATAAAACTGGTGTTATTGTAGAGGATGTGCCTAGTGCTTGTGCAGTTGCACAAAAAAACACCTTGACGGGGATTGCACTCCTTGGTACGAATGTGAATTACAAGAACAAGGTGCTTATAAGCGCATTTGATAATGTCTACTTAGTGTTGGATAAGGATGCATCTAAGAAGGCGGTACAGGTGAGCAAACAATTAAGTGCCTTTGTAAACGTAAAAGTAAGACTAACTGACTATGACCTAAAGTGGAAGACCGTTGAGCAAATACAGAGCCTTTTATCGTAAGAAGATACGTCTGAAATGTCACTGGACGTTTATGTGGACTAATTTAAAGTCCATATGTGCTAGTCTTCGTATCAACAGGCGTATATGTGCTTTTACTATGTCCGAACTACCAAATATAGTTGATGGACGAGAATTAAACGAAGGACTTTCTGTCTGGTGGTTTCGTGGACCGCCCCGAATAAATACCATGTAATTTCTTAATCAGCGGGGGGCCCCGCTTTATCAAAGCACCAAAAGGAATACCAAAATGAAAGCTAGAGGAATAATTGTCGTCGATTATCTATTCGACGGCTATAAGCAAGCTGCTCAAGAGGAAGAACGGCTAGAAAAACTGATTCAAACTATAGTCAAAGACAATCCGACTGTGGTGGAATATCAGATGGATCTAAAGGAGCGTCGTGGGGATTCTGCTCCTGACATCAAAAAGATGAAGTTCCGCAACAACTAAATCTAGTCGCATACTAAAAAAAGGGCCTCGATGAAAATCGGGGCTTTTTTTATTTGTCACTGTGTGTTACCAAAAGCACCTAACTAAACTCAGCTAAGGTGACCTATGCAGCACTCAATACTAAAGAATCTCCTATCGAGCAGCTTCTACAACGACCATAAAGATAAACTGAAGCACAATCTATTTGCCGACGAAGCGAAAGACCTCTTCGACATTATCACTGCCGCCCATCAGAAGTATGGGAATGATCTGTCTACCAAAGAAGTCATGGCACTATTTGACATACATTTCCCTATCGCCACCAAAGCCGAGAAGGGCGCTATGCAAGACTTGATTGAGGCCGTGGATAAAGCCACGCCCCTGTCTAACGAGGTGGCTGCTGACGTCCTGCAGGATCTCTATCGGAAGGAATGGGGCCGCCAAATCGCCCACTACGGCATCTCTATCACGGAAGGCGAATACTCCGCCATTGATCGTATCAAGTCTATGCTTGCATCGGTCGGTGAGAACTTTGTTACAGATGATTTACCCGAGCCCTGCAAGCTCACCCTCGACGAGCTCATCGAAGATCAAAGCAATGACAATCGGTGGGCCTTTAACATATCCACTCTGCGGCGACACGTCTACGGCATCGGGGCGGGTGAGTTTATGACTGTCTTTGCACTCAGCAATACAGGTAAAAGTGCCTTTGGTATTTCGTTGTCGTGCGCCCCGGGCGGGTATTGTGATCAAGGGGCCAAGGTCTTGTACATTGGCAACGAGGAGAGCGTGAAGCGTATGCGACTGCGAGCTATGATCGCATGGGCCGGAATATCTGCCAGAGAGATTGCGAATGAGGCAGATAAACGGTCTGAGGCTCGCCGCAAATGGCAGGAGATCGAAGACCGCATAGACTTCATTGACGCACAAGACTTGGATTTGAATACCGTCGAAGCCTGCATCGCTCGATCAAATTGTGACGTGTGCGTGATTGATATGGCAGACAAGGTCAACATCTCTGGCAACTACAACGCAGGGCATGAAAGGCTACGAGAGCTGTATAGACGTCTACGTGAGGCAGCTAAAACGTATGAGTGTGCGTTGATCGGGATCTCTCAGGCTTCTGCCGACGCCGAGGGGCGTACTCGTTTGAGCTTCACGATGATGGAAGGCAGCAAGATTGGCAAGGCCAGTGAAAGCGACCTTATCATCGGTATTGGGAAACACTCGGGCGATGCATCCGACGACGAGCCAGACAACACTAGGTTTTTAACTGTGAGCAAGAATAAGATCTCGGGCTGGCACGGCACCGAGGCAGTCACCCTGCTGACGGAGCTGAACCGCTATGTCGAATAATATTCTTACACTCGACCTCGAGACGATGACTGAGAAGCGTGACGGTAAGCACGATAACAGTCCGATGAACCCCAACCTGCGCTGCGTCGGAGTCTACTACAAGTTCAACGACGGAGAGGTCTGCCGCAGTATATTCCATCATAAGGACAAGGAGCGCCCCGACAGTCCCGACCTACTCAAGCAGGCATTAGACTGGGCCGACGTGATTGTCTGTCATAATGCCAAGTTTGATATCTTCTGGTTAATGGCAATGGGCTTCAAGATCCCTGATACAATCTGGTGCACACAGCTCCACGAGTATATTTTTGCACGGGGCCAGCGTAGGCTTTTATCTCTGAAGGATACGGCGGAGCGTCGTGACGTGACTAGAAAGAAGTCAGATCTGGTAGACGAGATGTTTAAGTCCGGCACTGGCTTCGACAAGATGCCATTGGATATTGTGAATGAGTATGCTGAAGCCGACGTTCAGGCGACCTATGAAATCTATCTGCAGCAGGCCGCCGAGTTACAAATGCCGGAGAACAAAGGGCTGCAGCCTGTGTTGGATCTCAGCCACGACATGCTGCGGTTCTTGCTCGAGATTGAAACCAACGGTATCAAGATTGACCTCGACGTTTTATCTGAAGTCGAGACTACTTACCGCACCGAAAAAGCTAAACTAGAAGCGGACTTGAGCCGTATAATACTCACCGTCATGGGCGATACACCAATTAACCTCAACAGCGGCGCTGATATGACGAAGGTGGTGTATTCTCGTCAGGTGATCAATCGGGATAAGCACCAAGAAGTGTGGAACATCGGAGTGGATCACCGAGGTAAGCCCCTTAGACGACCTGTATATAATCATTCCGCCTTTCAGCGACACGTCAGAGAGACCACCCAGAAGGTCTACCGCACTGTGGCGCACCAATGCATCGAGTGTAGTGGCGCAGGTAAGATACAGAAGGTCAAGAAAGACGGGACGTTGTGGCAGAAGAAAACCACATGCCCGGTGTGCAAAGGCGCTGGGGCTTTATATGTACCTACGTCGAAAGTAGCCGGGCTCAAGCTCATACCCACCGACGTTAATGACGCCTCGATCAACGGCTTTAAGACAGATAAGATCACTATTAAGAAGCTGATCAGACAAGCTCGCAGCAAGAACAATGACACGGCGATAGAGTTTCTCACCAAGATCAGTCGCCTTAACGCCATCAATACATATCTCGATAGCTTTATCACCGGGATTCAAACATGGACCCGGGACACTGGCCTATTGCATTCTACGTTTAATCAGACTGTGACTGCGACGGGCCGCCTGAGTTCTACTAACCCCAACTTTCAGAACCTGCCCAAAGGCAATAAGTTCGAGGTACGTCGGGCTATTGTCAGTCGATTTAAAAACGGTTTCGTGGGGGAGATCGACTATTCTGGCTTAGAATTTAGAGTGGCTGGGGAGCTGTCTCGAGACAAGCAGATCATCGACGATGTGCTTAATGGTAAAGATGTACACCGTCAGACGGCCTCGATCATACTACAGAAGCCTGAGAGCGAAGTAACCAAAGACGAACGGTCTGCGGCAAAGGCAATGACGTTCCAGCCACTTTATGGCGGGTTGGGTTCGGGCCTAGCGCCCCACGAGCGCAAGTACTTCAGTGAATATTTCAACGTCTACAAGGGCCTCAAGCGCTGGCACGACAGTCTGGTCCAAGATGTATTGCGCAGCGGCATTATAAAGACCCCATCAGGCCGTGAGTTCTCCTTCCCCAGCGCCAAACGGCTGCGGTCGGGCCGAGTGACTAACCATACTCAGGTAGTCAATTTTCCCTGCCAGTCCTTTGCGACTGCGGACATTGTACCTCTAGCCTGCATTAGAGCATTACGGGCATTTCAACGGGCCAACCTGCAGTCGAAGATTATACTCAGCGTCCACGATAGTATTGTGGTGGATATACATCCCGATGAAGTCAAAAAGGTAGAAACCTGCCTGCGTTGGTCAATGATACGAGCCCCCGAAGAAATAAAGAGACGCTTCGGATATGAAATGGCTCTGCCTCTCGACGTGGAATTTTCGATTGGCCCAAACTGGATGGAAATTCAGGAAGTAAGTGTTGACTCTGCCACTTAGTTATCGTATAACTAAGCACCAAAAAAAGAGGAGACCCAGAATGGGCGAGCTAATGTACCACACAGATATGAGCAGTGATCAAATCGACGCAATCTTAGGCGGGGGATCTACCGCCCCACGGGCCAGCGGCAGGTTACCCGAGCTGAAGATTGTGTCTCGTCGAAAGGATGCCGACGGTAATGACGTCACTCAATTTTTAGGTCAGTTTTATATCAAAAACCATGATGTCGTGGCCTATGCACCCGAAGTGAAGATCCGGGTTTTGTCTCAATTATTCCAATGGATTGATTTTGATGACGAGGCCATGAAGGTGCGCAACAAGACCATAATGATCCCGGAGCTATGGAAAGAAGCACGAGACGAGCAAGGCGGACTACGATGCGGCAAACCGCTGGCAAAAGAAATGACGGATTGGACCCGAGAACAAAAGGCTAAGTACAATTCGATCAACCTGTTCCGACAACTCCGATGCATTGTATCTTATGAGGGTAAGGATGTGGATGGTAACGTCCACACAATTGAAAATGTGCCCTGTATCATCATGAATAAGCGCAGTTCCTACAACGCCTTTGAAAATGATGTTATTAAAAAGCTCAGTGGTAAGAAGTTCATCGACTACAATATTGACGTCACTACTCAAGAAAACGAGATGGGGTCCGTATTGTATTACACTTGGAAGTACAAAGCGGATATGTCGAAGATCATCCCGATGGATGAGGATGTGGTGCAGACCCGTGTGCACTTCGCCAACATGGTCAAAGAGGAGAATGACCGCATCGAGGCCTCGCACGAGCGAAACCTTCGAGGCATGACGTATTCCCATAACGAGGCCGCCCTTGAGGCCCTCGAAGCAGACTTGGATGATGATCTGCAGGATGAATAAATGGGAATCATCTATGATATGTCTAACGCCATGTACCACGAGGCTACAGGCGTTAGCTCTTCCGCAGTAAAGACAGTCTATAAACAGTCAGTAGCGCACTGGAAGGGTTACAAGCCAGTACAGACCCCTGCATTCTTAATGGGCTCGGCGGTCCACGCATTATTACTAGAAGAAAACCGCAAGCTAGTAATTAAGGGCCCGAAGACCAAAGCCTCTAAGGCCTTTAAAGAGAT